AGAAGAATGGAAAAACAATCACTCAAAAGCACAGATAGCATTACGATTAGATAAACATATTGATTTAGACATAGACAACTTTGTTGTTAGAAGATTTATTACACATTATTTAAAAGACTGTGGTGCAGTTTACGGCAGAAGAAATAATCCAAATAGTCATTACCTTTGGACAGGTTCTTGCAAATTTACACAATACATACTACCAAAAAGTTTTGAAAAGAATTTTGAAAAGTTTCCACACGGAGCAACTCTGTGTGAGTTAAGAAGCGGTAAAGAAAGATATACAATAGTTCCAGAATCTCCTTACGATGATAATGGAGAAGTAGTTGAATGGGCAACCTACACTAACATTCATGAGTACAGTGGCAATATAAGAGTTGATGTAGGTAAGATTGCTTTATCAACAGCACTTACAATTATATATCCACCTGCTGGGTCTAGAGATATTTACTGCACAGCTATAGCAGGAACTTTAATTAAGAATACAGATTGGACAGCAATTGAAATAGATAAGTTTGTACACAACATTGCAATTGAAGCAAACGATACTGAAGCTGAAAAACGTAATGAAAAAGGCACAACAGGTAAAAAAGCAGAAAAACAATACGGCATTCCTAAATTAGCAGAAGTTTTAAATGTAGATCAAAAAGACATAGTAAAATTATTTAGTTGGATTGGTATTGAAAACAATACCGAAGAGATACAAGAACACGTTGGTGAAATAACCGAATATGGAAGTGATAGATACTTTGTAAAGATATACACTACAGAAGAAGGTAAGAAAGTTGAAAAGGATATAACTGTAGAGGGACCACAGCTGATGAATAAAAAAATATTTTACAATGAAGTAATGAAACAAGCTGCAGTGTTTTTACCATACATGAAAGAGATGGACTTTGAAAAAATGATGATAGCGAAGTTTGAAACACGTAGAAAGTCACAAGACTATGATCCAGAATCAAGTGAGGACTTACGATTCATTGGTTGGTTTGATAGTTTTATTGCGGAGCACAAAGCATTTACAGATAAAAAAGAATTACATTTGTTTGGTATGCCTTTTTACAATGTTAAAAATGAGAGCTTAGAATTTAAGTTAGACAAGTTTGATGAATACTTACAAAAGAAAAGAGTGAGTATGGCCAGGGTAGATTTAGTTTTAAAATGCAGGAACGTTCTCAAAGCAAAAAAATATAGAGGTAAGTACAAAGATCATTCTTGTTCGACATACAAAATAGAAAATTACAATGTTGATGAAACACATCTAATTATAGATGGTGAAGTAGAAGAACATACGGAGGTAAAACAAATAGTACATGAGCAATCTTAAATTTATAGTTGGTCCTCCAGGGACTGGTAAGACACATATTTATTTAAAAAATAAGTATCAAGAACTTTTGAAAATATATTCACCAGAGAAAATGATTTTATTATCACATACAAATGTAGCTGCTGATGAGATTAGAGAAGCGGTAGAGGACCTACCAATAATTAAAGATATGAAATTAGAAGAAGATTTTTTTGAAAATAGAATTTGCACCATACACAAGTATTGTCAAAGCAAACTAATTAAGAAATCTTTATTCAAAGACGAGGACCATGCAAATCTTTGTAGGATGCACAAAGAATTTAAATACCATGACGTGACAGAAAACGTATCAGAGGATCACGACTTTTATAAATTTGTAAAAGGAGCAATTGGAAGAGGACTTACTACTAAAGAATATTATCTGTTGTTAAAACAAAGAGGCGATCTAAAAACTTATAAAGATTTAAAAATGATTAATGAAATGATTGAGTGGGCTACTGAATATAAAAAGAATGAACAAGTCAGAGCTTACGAAGATATGATACAAGAATTTAACAATCCAAATGTTAAAGTTCCTGACATAGATGTATTGATAGTTGACGAAGCACAAGACAGTAACGTTCCACAAAGAAAAGCTTTGGAGAAGATTGCAACTAATGCAGAAGAATTTATTATGGTAGGAGACCCTGATCAAACTATTTTTGAATGGGCTGGAGCTGACGCAGATTATTTTCATACGATCTCAAAAGATGCAGAACAATTAGAACAAGGACTTCGATGTGGTAAAACTATAAATGAATTATGTAAAAAAATTATAGCACCGCTATGGCAAGAATATGAATACAATAGAATATGGAAACCTGCTAAAGATGTAATTGGTCATCATTATTATTTACCTAATTACATATCAGATTGTTCTCACATGAGAATATTGTTAGAGAAAATAAAAAACACAAAAGAAAGTTTTCTGTTTACATTCAGAGGCAACCCTTCACACAAATGGGCACGAGCTTTCTTACTAAGAAATGGAATTAATTTTTGTGCAGTAGGAAACGATCCATTTGTTTCTAAAAAACAATTTGAATGTCACAAGAACTGGCCAGACTTTGTAAAAGGTAAACCAGTATCACTACAACAAATAAAATATTTTTGGGAGTATATGGGTATGCAAACTATTGTAAGAGGTAAGGGTAAAGAAACATTTAAAGATTGGATTGATAAAGAATATACAATTCAAGAAATGATAGACAAAGGTTATTTATATGAAAAAAGCCTTGAGTTTACTGACTTTTTGGACACTCGAATAAAAAGTAAAATAAATGAAGAACAAGTAAGATTTATTAGACAGTTAATTAGAGATGGTGTTGACGTTGAAGAAGTAAGTAGAGTTCAATACGGAAACATACATAAAGTAAAAGGTATGACATTTGATAATGTAATTGTTGATTTGACTGCAACAAGAAGAGAAGATTATTTTACACAGCTTCGTTTAAAGTACGTTGGGTACAGTAGAGGAAGAGTCGATTGTTGGACAATCGCATCACAAAAACAATACACACTAGGAGTTAGACAATGAGCAAAGTATGGGACAAACAAATTGGTGGGAATCACTACCAACAAAATTTTAAAATTCAACCGAGCAAGTTTGTAATTGAAAATAAACTTTTATTTCCTGAAGGATGTGCTATAAAATATATCTGCAGGCACCAATTCAAGGGGAAGAAAGAAGATTTAGAAAAAGCAATACACTTTATAGAAATGATTATTGAAAGGGACTACAATGTGTAACACACCAGAGGATTTAAATTTAGAGGGTATAGATACAGTAGCAGTCGACATTGAGACATACGACCCTAATTTAAAATCAAAAGGACTTGGTGCAATCAGAGGAGATGGATTTATTTGTGGTGTTGCAGTTGCAACAGATAACGAGACTGTGTATTTTCCCTTAAGTCATGCTGACACAGATTTATCTTTAGATAAAAAATTAAAAATTTGGGAGTCTTTAGATGAAAAAATCTTTCAAAACGAAAAGATTACCAAAGTCTTTCACAATGCAATGTACGATGTTTGTTGGATAAGAGCAGTGACTGGTAAAAAGATGAGAGGTAGAATTGTTGACACAATGATCGCAGCTTCTGTCATTGATGAGAATAGATTTAAATACTCATTAGATGCTTTGTCAAAAGATTATTTAAAAGATGAGAAGTATAAGTATGACTTACAAGAAAAAACATTAGCATGGTCTGGTGGAACTGTAAAAGATCCAATGACTAACATGCATAAGTTACCTGCATCTGTTGTAAAAGAATATGCAAAACAAGATGTGAACTTAACGTTACGTTTATGGAAGTTATTTAATAATAAATTAGACGAGGTATTATACACTAAACCAGAAAATAGTGAAGAGAAAACTTGTAGAAATATATTTGAATTAGAAACAAAATTATTTCCCTGCCTAGTTGACATGAAGTTTAAGGGAGTTAAAATAGATACCCAAAAAGCTGAGGCTTTTGGTAAAAGATTAGAAAGATGTCGAGATAAAATAATTAAGTTTATTAAATTAAGAACAGATGTCGATGTACAGATATGGGCTGCTTCATCTTTAAAACATTTATTAGATCAACAAAAAATTACAAATTATAAAACAACACCCAAATCTAAATTACCACAGTTACCAAAAGATTATTTACGTAAACATGAGAATAGATTTTTACGATTAGTGGCTAAGGCCAGAGAGTTTGATAAAGCTAAAAGCACATTTGTAGATGGCCTATTAAGTTTTGTACACAATGGTCGAATACATGCTGACATCAATCAGATAAGAGGTGATAGTGGTGGAACTGTAACTGGTAGATTTTCTATGAGTAATCCCAACCTCCAACAGATCCCATCAAAAGGATTTATTGGTAAAAAGATGAGAGAGTTGTTTATACCTGATAATGGTTATAAATGGGGTAGTTTTGACTACTCACAACAAGAACCTCGTATTGTTGTACACTATGCGATCAAATTGGGTCTTCCTGGGACTGATGGTCTACAAGAAGAATTTGACAAAGAAGATGCTGACTTTCATCAGATTGTTGCAGACATGGCGAACATACCAAGGTCACAAGCTAAAACAATTAACCTGGGTCTGTTCTATGGCATGGGAAAAATAAAATTACAAAAAGAATTAAGTTTAGATTCTGTAGATGCTAGAAAATTATTTCAAACTTATCATGGTAAAGTACCCTTTGTTAAGCAATTATCTTTTGCTTTATCAGACTTTGCAACAGAAGAAGGACTTTTGTTTACCCTTGGAGATAGGTTTTGTAGATTTAATAAATGGGAGACAACTGATAAAAAATGGAACAATGACAAACAAAGATTTGATGAAGTACCTTTGTACAACACAAGAGAACAGGCTGTTGATGCTTATAAACTAGAACAAATGAAAAAGTATAAGGAACTAACAGACCCTGAGTGTGAGTTTTTTGATAAACATTACACACGCGCGTTTACTTACAAAGCTTTGAATAGATTGATACAAGGGTCCGCTGCAGATATGACTAAGAAGGCTAT